TTTACACTGAAATTTCCTCCATTTCAGGTCCTAGCACGGTGATGAGCCGAGAATACATTGATCTTGATCCATTTGTCGGCAGTAGTGACCAGCTATTTGCCGACAGCAAAGTGCAGACGTACACAGTGAAGAAAGAGACCATGGATGAAACCTTTAAGCTTATGGAAGCTAAAGGTAAGATCATTCAACCTACTACCCTAGTCACATTGGTTGGCCGTAGGTTTGGGAGTGATCTAAGAGTTATCCCCCGTAAGGTGAACCAGTTGGTTTATTTGGATAGCTTGAGAACGGTTGAACAAGAAGAGCCCCTTACTTTAGTTGATCTGACTGAAGTGAGTAGATCGCAAGCCATCGCCATGATGTCTCTATCTGAGATTGAAAGGGCCGCGGTTAAAGGGACTGAGATTGTTACCGTAGATGGTGAGCCATATTCGGAGATGTTGATGGATGTTTTAACGGTCACTGCTACCAAAAATAGCAGGTTCCAGGTCGTACATTTCGTCGAAGACATTGAAGAGGGACAGAAAGTGAAGAAGATCAGGACGAGAAGACACGGGAGGTATACTTCGCGCTTGTTGTTAGCAATGAGAGAGAAGTTTGTGTGGGATCTTACTGATATGACAGCCACTAATAAGGCTTGTCTTCATCACTATGCTGTGCAGGTTATGAAGCAGGACGGACTTAGAATGCATGATAGGAGTATAATATTAAAATCAATTGTTCGTAAATATTTTACTCCAACTGAAGATGACGTGGAAGAAGCTAACGCAATGAATTCCTACGCCATGCATAAGTTACGTGAAAATGCTACTGCAGTGAGGGTTGACCATGGATGGCAGAGGTGGTGGCGATTTGGGGTGAGAGCCCCAGTCGCCCGCCCAACGACCCAGTAGGGGTGCCCTGTAGGCGTGTATGCGAATGAGTGTTTGATTCAATATCCGACCCATTCGAAACTCCATACACGCTTATCGGGTGCCCCGAAAAAGCCTAGGAAATTAATAGCATTCGAGGGATTCGCCACCGAATGCGTCCTAGGATTTGTATCAACTGTACACAACGTTTCATGTGCGATCGTGAAGCGTGTTCTTACTCGAAACGTTCCCGCTGTGTTCTATCAAAATTGGCTCCTTGACAATAAGATGGAATGTAAGGATGAAGTAGAGAGGGTGGAACTCGAGATAGCTTTGGCTAAAGAGGGAAACCTGTACGTTGACACCGAATCAATAATTCCCGTCCAGGGAGTTTTTTCTTATGAGATAAACGATGCTTTTGTCGCCCTTCTGACACATTTGTCTGCGGATTCCGCTTCTGTTGCCTTTGACGAGTTCATTGGAAAGTACAGCGGCTTGAGGAAACAGTCATACATTGATGCTTGGGAATCGTACAAAAAGCTGGGATTTGTCCCCTCAATGGCACACATTAGGGCGTTTATTAAATTTGAAAAAGACTTGAGGGAGCTCAAGCCTGGAAGGATACCCCGGGTAATATCGCCAGCGGGGTATGTGTACCTTTTATTAACTGGAGTCTATATAAGAGCAGTCGAGGACAAAATCTATCATGCGATCAATTCAATGTTTGGTTACACGGTAGTTGCTAAGGGTCTTAATTATGATGCCTTAGCCGAATTGACCGAGGAGAATTGGAATAGTTTTTCGGATCCTATATTCATTGATTTGGATGTAGAGAAACTAGATGCCTCAATTTTCCAGGAAGCTCTAAGATGGAGTCACAAAGTAGTTGCTAGTTGTTTTCCTTCGGGGGAAAGAGAACATATCATGCGACTATTGTCGTACCAGTTAACATCCGTAGTTAGAGGTAGAACGAGTGATGGTCACTTTTCATATAAGGTGAAAGGCACTCTGACCTCTGGTCAAATGAACACCTCTTTGGTAGGGGTGCTTGTAGTGACGAGTATGCTCTACAAAATCTGTCAAGGCAGACGAGCACGTTTGACTAATATGGGTGACGATTGTCGGATAATCGTTGAAAGGGCAATGTCGAAAGGGATGGTCGAGGAGATTAGAGAACTTTTCATGAGAGTAAACGTGTTTATCACAGTAGAGAGTGGTGATGTGTTATGTAAAAGTCAGTTCTGTCAGACTCAGACTATCGATACTGGATCAGGGAAACGAACCGTGCGAATTCCGCATGCTGCAATTAATAAGGACTCTGTGTGTTTGGACGACATACGTGTTCCACATAAATTGGCAGCTTGGATGCTTGCCGTTGGGCAAGGTGGTTTAGCCACACATGGGGGGATTCCGGTATTTGACGCTTTTTATAGGTGCATGGTTAGAAATGCAACCAATTATTTAAAGTCAGCTAAATTGAGTAAGCGCCAGTTTCGTCGGGTGGCACAGTTTACACTGAAGAAGAAATTTTTGGATTGGTCGATTGGACTAAACTATACTAAGAGTCGGGTGAATGAAGAATCAAGGGTAGGATTCTTTCACGCTTTTGACATTGTTCCTGTGAGCCAACAACTTCTTGAGGATCACTACAACTCTCTCGTTATCAATTTTGATTCTGTTCGAGATAGAGAGTTAATCAAGATGAATCTAAACCCTTTGTTTGCAAAGAGTTTATGAGCTCCGAGCTGCGTAGTTCACGCCTTTCCTCAGGTGCAGCAGAGGCGGCCATGTTAATGGTCGAGATAAGTCTTTTGATGGGATAGACGTTAAAGATAACCAAGG